GACTTATTTGTTATACACCCTGAATTTATAGTTGATCCTAACTTTCTAGAAGACTGTTCAATAATGTGTGTAAAAACACCGAGCGTAGTCGGTGATAAGTACGTGGTGAAAAGATGAAGATCATAGCACACAGAGGATTAGTAAATGGTCCTGATAAAAATAAAGAAAATACTCTACCAACAATTATGTCTGCCTTAGGACTAGGATTTGACGTTGAAGTTGATGTTTGGTTACAAAATAATCAATTAAAGCTAGGACACGATAAGCCAGGACCTACGGTTCCTAAATGGCTTTTTGAAAATAAAAAGGTGTGGTTTCATGCTAAAGATACCGGATCTCTTAAATATCTAGTTGAATGGGATAAGAGAGTTTTCTATCATACTAATGAAGATGTCGTAATGACATCAAAACGTGAATTATGGGCACTTCCAGGTAAGGGCTTCGATGGCTCATATATAGTACTACCAGAAAATACTGGAGAAAAAATTCTTAAAGGTACTTTAGGAATATGCACTGACTATGCTATAAAATATAGGAGTATGTTTAAATGAGAGTAATTATATCGATGGCAGGATTAGGTTCAAGGTTTACTGATGCTGGTTATAAAACACACAAACCTTTAATTAAAGTAAACAATAAGAGCCTAATAAGATATACCGTTGAATCTTTAGGAATAAAGGGAGAGTACATATTTGTATGTAGAGATCTAGGAGGATCATATTTAAACGATTTGGAAATGGAGCTTAAGGATATAAATACTTTTTCCTGTGCGCCAACGATAAAAGTAATTGATCATGTTACTACTGGTGCTGCGGAAACTGCGCTATATGGTCTAGAAGATAATTATAATGGTGAACTAATCGTAACTAACTGTGATCAGTATTTAGATTGGAATCCTGATATATTCTTAAAAGAAGCAAGACAGTATCAAGGTTGCGTACTAACTTATAAATCAGATAAGTTGAAAAATTCATTTGCTGAATCTATTAATGGCTATGTCAGAAAAATGACAGAAAAACCTGATAAACCTATAAAGGGCGGTGAGGCTTTGGTAGGTGTTCACTATTGGAGAAAAGCTAAAGACTTTAAAGAATCGACTCAAGATCTTCTTAAATCTTTCAGAGGTGAAACCTATGTATCTGAAACTTATAACTATCTAATAAAAAATAAAGCGTCTATAGGAACTAGCTCAATTGAACAGAACGGTATAGGCAAATACTGGTCAACAGGAACTCCTGAAGATCTTGCATTATTTAAGGGAATGATCTCAGAATACTATACTAAGAAAAATAATACATACTTTATAGATTTGGATGGAACAATATTTACTCACGCTCATCGATATTCAAATCTTAAAAATTCTGCAAAACTTCTTCCTGGTGTCAAGGAAACTCTTGATGAACTGGATTCAAGAGGAGATACCATAATCTTAGTGTCTGCTAGGAAAGAAGGTGCTAGAAAATTTACAGAACAAATACTAGAAGATAACCTAATACCCTATGATCAACTGATACTTGGAGTGTCACAAGGCTGTAGAGTTGTAATTAATGATATACTCACTCCCAACTGCTTACCGCGAGCTAGGGCAGTAAATGTTCAGGTTGATAAAGGATGGAGAACAGAGGACTTAGCATGAACCATACTTACGCTAGCATAGTTCCACTGATAGGTGGAGAAACTATTGCAATGCAAAACGTCTTTGGAAAAAAACCTGAATATATTTTAAGCTATGAAGATTTTAAAGCAAATGATAATCACCTTGTGGAATACTATAAAAGAGAAGTTCCCTATCATCTTATTGGAAGTGATAGGTTACCTGACGTTCCTTCTGTCGATGTTATTAACACCGTGTGTCCTTGTGCTGGTTTGTCTAGCCTCAATACTTCAGCATCTTCTGATTCTTCTACTAATGATTGGATGCGCACTTCAGCCACTCATGTCCTGGGTACACTCAAGCCTAAAGTATTCTGGGGCGAAAACGCACCAAGACTTGCTTCAAAGATGGGAGAACCAGTTGTCAAAGATTTACGAGAAATTGGAAAAAAATACGGATACACTTTTTCACTATATAAAACGAAATCTATTCTTCATGGATTAGGGCAGGTAAGAGATAGAGCATTCTACTTCTTTTGGAAAGGTGATAAGATACCTCCATTTGACTACTTTAAAAGAAAGCATAAGCCGATTGAAGATACGATAAGAAGTGTAACTAGAGATCCAAATGATCCTATGAATGTTTTAGCAAACGAAAAGACTCCTACCGATAATCCCTACTATCAATTTGTGTTAAAAGAAATGTGTGGTGGAATGACACACAAAGAGTTCCAGAGAAGTTTAACGAAAACGATGAATGCTATGGATTATATTGAAGAACATGGTGTTAAATATAATAGAGTCTCATCATGGTTTATGGAGAACGGATACATCAAACAATCCGATAAAGCAATGGAAATTCATAAGAAACTGGAACAAGGCAACAACATAATGAGAAGACTAGTTACTATTCCTAAAGACTATATAGGAGCCTTTGTTGGTCATATGCCACTAGAACTCACACATCCAGATGAAGACAGGTTTCTAACTATTAGAGAATGTTTAACTATTATGGGTTTACCTGATGATTTCCAACTGCAAGGAGGAAAGAAGAATATTAACCATATATGCCAAAATGTTCCAGTAGGAACAGCATCAGATATGGCGGATCAAGTTTTAAAATTTGTAGATGGAAGACTGGATAACCAATTAATAGACGCTGAATTTATAGTTCAATGTAACAAATCAAGAAATGTAAGCTATGAAAAAACTGGTTTACAATTAGATGAATTTATGGTATAATGTTAAAAAGGAGATTTGCCTTGGAAAGAAAAAGACTAACAAACAATATTATAATTGGAGTAACACTAGGTTTGCTCGCAGTTTTAATTGATATTTACCTTATACCAGGAGGAATGTATTAATGTCAATAATGGATAAACTAAAAACTAACTCAAAGATAAAAGAGTCACAAGTACTCGCAGAATCTAAATTCTTCACTGAATCTGATATGGTACCAACTGATGTACCTATGATAAACGTAGCTTTATCTGGTTCAATGGATGGAGGATTGGCTCCAGGCCTAACAGTGTTGGCCGGCCCTTCAAAACACTTCAAGACATCATTCGGTTTAATTATGGCGAGCGCATATCTTAAAAAATACGATGAATCAGTATTATTATTTTATGATTCAGAGTTTGGTTCACCGCAATCTTACTTTGAAAATTTTGATATTGATACTAATAGAGTTCTACATACACCTGTTACAAACGTAGAAGAATTAAAATTTGATATAATCAGTCAGCTAGAACAATTGGATAGAAAAGATAAAGTAGTTATAATGATAGATTCGATCGGTAATCTTGCGTCAAAGAAAGAATTGGAAGATGCGATCAATGAAAAATCAGTAGCCGATATGTCAAGAGCTAAAGCGCTTAAAGGTTTATTTAGAATGTGCACGCCTTACTTAAACATGAAAGATATACCATTAATCGCTGTCAACCATACCTATCAAGAAATAGGTCTATTTCCAAAGGCTGTTGTTTCAGGTGGAACAGGAATATACTATTCAGCCGATAATATATGGATCTTAGGTAGGCAACAAGATAAAAAAGGACAGGACATTCAAGGCTACCACTTTGTAATTAACGTGGAGAAATCAAGATATGTTAAAGAAAAATCTAAAATACCTATTACCGTTTCTTGGGAAGGTGGCGTCCAAAATTATTCTGGCCTTCTTGATGTTGCCATTGATGCTGGGTATTGTAATAAGCCTTCCCCTGGATGGTATTCGATTAAAGACAGTGATAAGAGAGTCAGATACGATGAAACCCTTACCAAAGAATTCTGGGATCCTGTACTTAGCCAAACTGATTTTAAGGAATACCTAAAGAAAAAATTCTCAATATGAAAGATTTAAAGTTTACTACTGCAGGAGAGTATATGTCACCGCCGAAAGAATATGAAGAGAATATAGATTATGAATTAGTACCCGTTGATGGTAATGATGTAGGTTGGAATATTAGAATATTAGTAGGACAGTTTACTGAAACAGTTATAAGATTTGGAAATCTTGCAGCTAATGAAAAAGAAGGTCATCTCAGTTTTAATTTTAAAGTTATTGAATCTCCTGATTCTGAATTAAATGAAACAAATACTGAATTACAAGAAGAAGCCGGTAAGATATTAAATTCGATTATAGCAAGAGGATTACAAGATGGTTCAGTAGTAACAACAGAAAGAACTAAGAATTGAATACAAATTTAGAACAAATAATATTAAGAAACTTATTGACTGATGAAAGTTTCATGAGGAAGGTTCTACCTTTCATAAAGCCTGATTATTTTGAAGGAGTGTATAGAATCCTATTTAAAGAAGCAGGTAAATTTGTCGGGAAGTACAATAAGCTTCCTACGGTTGAGTCATTTAAAATTGAAGTAGACCAATCAGATAATTTCAGTAAAGAACATTATAAACACGCAATAGAAATACTGCCAAATCTCTTCAGTAAAGAAAAGATAGATGAAAAATGGTTACTGGACTCAACTGAAAAATGGTGTCAAGATCGAGCAGTATATAACGCCATAATGGAATCTATCCAGATAATAGATGGAAAACACTCAACTTTAACAAAGGGTGCCTTACCTAACATATTACAAAAGGCTTTAGGAGTTTGCTTTGATGCTAATGTAGGTCATGATTATATTGAAAACATAAACGAAAGGTTTGATTTTTATCATGCCGATGAAGAGAAAATACCTTTTGATTTAGAATACTTCAATAAGATAACCAAAGGCGGTATACCGAATAAGACTTTAAATATATGCTTAGCCGGTACTGGTGTAGGTAAGTCATTATTCATGTGTCATGTAGCAGGATCTGCTCTGGTGCAAGGATACAATGTTCTATATGTAACATTGGAAATGGCAGAAGAAAGAATAGCTGAAAGAATTGATGCTAACCTATTGAATATTCCTATCGATCAAATTCCTAATCTATCTAAGGATATGTTCTCATCTAAGGTTCAAGATCTTGCTAGGAAAACTCAAGGCAAGCTCATCATTAAAGAATATCCGACCGGTCAAGCAAATACTTCTCACATGAGGTCATTGATAAACGAGCTCAAGTTAAAGAAAGATTTTGATCCGGATATAATATTCGTTGATTACTTGAATATCATGGCATCATCTCGAGTCAAATCCATGGGTGGAGCGATAAACTCATACACATATATAAAAACTATAGCTGAAGAATTAAGAGGCTTGGCTGTTGAGTTCGATGTACCAATATTTTCTGCCACTCAAACTACAAGGTCAGGATATACCAACTCCGATATCGGTCTTGAAGATACATCTGAAAGCTTCGGTTTACCTGCAACTGCTGATCTCATGTTTGCAATCATATCGACCGAAGAACTTGAAAATATGGGACAGCTTCTAGTAAAGCAGCTAAAGAACAGGTATAATGATCCTGTAAAAAACAAGAGATTTGTCGTAGGTGTTGATAGGTCCAAAATGAGATTATTTGACATAGAAGAAAGTGAACAAGATAACTTAGTTGATGATACGCCTGTCTTTGATAAAACTAAAGCAGGTGAAAAGTTCAAAGATTTTAAGCTGTAATGGAAACATACGAAAAGATTCCACAAAAACCATTCTTCGAAAAATACCACTTAGATTGTATTAACAATCCAAAGTGGGTCAAGAGAATTATGAAAGAACAAGGATTGTCATTTAACTATCCTAAGCAATTAGAAAAAAATTTACTATTACAGGCGTACGCCGATTGGAGAAGAAAATATGGGAAAGAGAAGATCTAGTAATGATTCATATAAATCAAAAGGTGAAAGACCAAATGTATCTAAGAAATGGACTAAACTCGTTAAAAGAGAAAGATCTTATGGTGATAGATTAGATGCTCAGTTCGAAGCTTTTCAAAAATTAAAGAATGTTATTCTTACAGTTCCTAATCCAAGTAAGAATACAACGAACAAAAGATTTATAAAGGTTCCTGCCTCAGAATACTGGAAACCTACAAAATCTTAATAAATAATAGAATATTTTCATTTTAAATGAAAAAAACTGTTTACATTGCTGTTAAACTGTGATAGAATAAAACTTATAGCAGAGGAGTAGGTTATGAGATCAATTATATTATCAGTTTTTATTATCTTTTCATTAGTAACATCAGTTCGTGCTGAGTTCTATGATAGCAAACAATTATTATGTATTGCACAAAATATTTATTGGGAAGCTAGAAACCAACCATTTCGTGGTATGGTAGCAGTAGGACAAGTCACGATGAATAGAGTTAAGGATAAGAGATTTCCTGATACTCCATGTGAAGTTGTAGAACAAGGTCCTACTAAACCTTCTTGGAAGGATCCTTCAATAGAATATCCAGTTAGACATCGGTGTCAGTTCAGCTGGTACTGTGATGGTAAGTCAGATGAAATTCCAAAGATTGATGCAGACCTTTGGAATTATGTCTTAGCTATGTCTACTAAAATAGCATCTGGTTATTGGGCAGATATAACACATGGTGCTACACACTATCATGCTGACTACGTTACACCAGGCTGGGCTAAGAGCAAACACAAGACTGCAAAGATAGGAGATCACATATTTTATATTTGGAAAATTAGATAATGGAAAAACATGATCCAGACGCAATATATCCAAACACTATAAAATATACAGATAAAGAAACGGTATATTGTGATAACGATCATCCTAGAGTTTATTATAATGTACCTAAAGAAGGGTATGTAGTTTGTGGTTACTGTGATATAAAATTTATGAATAAAGAAAATGTTAAATCAGAAATGATTAAAGGTATACTAAAAAATGAGGTTATTTGATATGTTAGTAAAACAAGACGTTGAAAGAATTAAGGATGATCAAAAAGTAGTCGATCTTCCTAAGATAGATTATAAATTCAGTGAAGATAAGAATATACACTTAATAAAAGATCATATTGATGATACATATAAAGCTCACTACTCAGAGAATAAATTTCAAGCTACTGAATTCATATTAGACAGTGGACACGGTACAGGATTCTGTATAGGAAATATTCTTAAGTATGCTCAAAGATATGGTAAAAAGGGAAATCGAGAAGATCACAGAAATGATCTTATGAAAATAATTCATTACGCAATTATTCAATTGCACGTGCACGATAATTATAAATAATACTAATATTATGAAATAAGGAGAAAAATTATGGATTTTACTACAGCTTGGAATGAGCTTACTTATATCGACGGCATACTATTTACTGTATGGCTAGGAATTCTATATTATGGTAAATGTAGAATTGATCACCACTTCAAGTGGAAAGATTAAAGGTGGGGAACCAGCCTGGTCGTGCACGACGTTTCGTAGCAGTTAGTTTAAGTCCATAGCTACCGAAATGGTTTCATTTCAAAGGAGAAGAAATGAACCTAGAAGAAAGAGTGTCAATGATTAAAATGAGAATAGATAAATTTAAAAAAGACTATTCACATATATTTAAACCGTCAGTTTACGAAAAACGAATTTGGAGTTACGAGGATAATTGTTTTTATGCGCCGAAAGAATAACATAACGAGTCAGTACATAGATACTAGAATACTACAACTTAAAGAAGATCATGACAAGGCTAAAGATCCTCATGATCAAAAGTGGTACAATCGACTGATCCAAGAATTAGAATGGGCTAGGCAGGCTGTATCAGGTAAATTTGAAAAAGATTGCGCCTTGGAGATTTGGAAATGATTGCGATAGTTATGATGGCAGGTTTATTCACCTGGGAAAATATAGAATTCTTTAATACTTCTAGACAACAAATGAGTGAAGGATATAAATGGGAATATGTCGGAAAATCCAATACAGTCGGTGTTCCTGACTTACCTTTAATCAATCCTAGAACAGATGAGGAGACAATTTACTTTAAATTGAAATAAACATTATGAAATTTTTTATATTAGCTCTAATGAGCGTGATGTATACGGATCCTTCCACTAAGTTGAGTTACGAACAATACTTCGTATTTCACACCCCGCACTTCTATTCCATAGATGACTGTAAAGAATTTGCCAGAGAAAATACTGACATACTTTACTATAAGATATTTCAAGAATATGGATTGTCAAATTCTCCTAAAATGATATCCTGCGTTGATGAAGAAGTTATAAAAGTTATATTAAACGAACAAAAAGAAAGATTGAGCACATGAGAAACTTTGAATTTTATATAGGATCGATAGTATTATTTACTATTATATTGACAGTATTAATAGTTGGAAAATCTTTCGGTGAAGATAATACGACATATGAAACTATGAACCCTAAATCCTTAGCTTATATAAACAAGGAGTTAGTTTGTGAAGAACTAGAAAGCGCTATGAACTTTTCACATGATGTACTAGGACAGAAACCGCTATTTAAATGGGAAGATGTTACTAATGATGTCACGTTTATGATGATGTTCAATACCAAATCTGGTGAATTTACTGTCTTTTCAAAACCTTCTAATATAGATACGAATATAATATGCTGGGAGTCACAAGGTGATAATATGCACGTTTATATAGATGTATTTAAAGAATTTGTTGGAAAATACCAAAGCTATATCTTCGGAACTGGTACCTAGAATACTGTGACATTTATATCACACTAACGCATTATTTTCATATGATGCGTATTTTTTTGTTTACATTACTTTTTTTCTATGATACAATAAAATCATAAGGAGTAAAAAGATATGATTTCAAATGAATGGTTCGAAGAACAGGATATCAGAGAAGATATTAAATGGTCAGATGAATATGACAGAAGAGTCGAAGAGTTCATCAAAGAAGAAGGTTCTAATGTAGCAGATGCTCAATACTTTGTAATGGAAGAAATGTTAGAGGAAAGGAGAATATCGTAATGAAATTTAAAAGATATACAACCAAAGCTTACTACGTATATTATACCCCACAATTAGGTAGACGTAAGGAAGGCTGGATCGGTGGTCTAGGTACAACCGAAGAAGAATCAGTAAAAGATGCAATTAAGGATTGCAAAAAATATAAAATACCAGTTGAAAGAATCCAAAGATTCGAAACTAAAGAGTTTAATTTAGATTTAAAGGATATAGCATAATGCAACAGTATCAATGCACTTATAAGAAAAAATTTCCAGTAGACGAATATGGTCGTCTAGGAGGTTTTTATAGTTTAGCAGATATACCTGTAGCCGGGTATGAAATTAAAGAACGTAGAGGAATTGTCCTAGGACAGTATAAGGATGAAGATATCTATGGAAATACTTTATATAAAGTACAAGATATAGAAAATCCATCTTACTTCTTCGCAGTTCCAGTTAAGGATGTAGAGATAGATTAATGAAAGACGGAAAGATAGTACAGTTTATAGGATTTAGAGGAGATGAATATTACTCTGCCGTAAAGATATGGGGAGAGCCTGACTTCATTCATCCTGTAAACGACTATCGAGCCAATGTTGATATTGACTGGGAAAACGATATCATAATATTTGCAGGTAAAGAACGTCCAGGAGTTAAAAGATTTTATAGAAGAGAATATGCAGATATGAACTTAGAAGGTACGAAATGGTTAAAACAGTGAAAAGAACTCGAAATCCTATAGCAAGAAAAGTAAAGACTCCAAGATATAGAAAGAGAGTTATACAGGACAAGAAGAAAAAGATGAAGAGAGGATATAGTAAATATGTTGCATACACCTGATATCAACCAAGAAATTAAGAATAGAATTAAACTATCTATCGCAGCATACGCCTATGAGTATAAGAGCGATCCTATCATGTCTGACGATGAATTTGATCAACTGGCTCTAAAGATCAACCCAGAAGAAAAAACTGGAAACATTAAGTTAGATAATTTCTTTAGAAAACACTTTGCAACTGACACAGGTTTATGGGTTCGTAAACATCCTGAGTTAAATAAATTGGAATGGCTATATAATGAGTACTTTAAGAACAGTGATAAAAATGTCACAGTACAATAATTTTTTTATATGAAAGTGAATTTAACTGTTTACTATGATAGAAAAATGTGGTATAATGATATTATAAATGACAACAAATTAAGGAGTAGAAAATATGTCAGGAATTAAAAGATTTATAGAAAATGTAGAAGAATTTGTTAACAATCATGAGTTAACATTTCCTTCAATGTCTCAAGAAGAAGTAGATACTATTCTTGCGGATGTAGAAGAATCATTCGGATCCATGGGTAAAGATCATGCTCATGATTATATTATACAACAACAAATTTCTTACTAATAGGGAGAATTATATTATGTCACATGAAATTGAAATGATCAATGGTCAGGCTCAAATGGCTTACGCAGGTGAAGTTCCATGGCACGGCCTAGGAGTTCCAGTATCAAACGATCTGACTCCAACACAAATGATGGAAAAAGCAGGCTTAGACTGGAAGGTAGAAACAAGGCCTCTTTACTATAAAGGAGCGTTTGCTTCTGATGTTAACGTACCAAACAAGCGTGCTCTCGTTAGAGAAACAGATGGAAAGTTACTCGATGTTATTGGTTCTGACTGGGAACCGGTACAAAATGAAGAGGCATTTAACTTCTTCTCTGAATATGTACTCGCAGGTGACATGGAAATGAATACTGCAGGTTCTATCAGAAACGGTAGAAATGTATTTGCCTTAGCTAAGGTTAAGGAATCATTTGAACTTTTCGGCGGTGATAGAGTTGACTCATACCTACTCTTCTCAAATCCTCATCATTATGGTAAGTCGATCGATATTAGGTTTACTCCTATCAGAGTAGTATGCAACAATACTCTATCGGTTGCGTTGGATGGAACTGCTAAGACAGGTATTCAACTTTCACACCGTGTTAAGTTTGATGCTGATAGCGTTAAGGAAACTCTAGGTATTGCTTCTGCAAAATTCGCTAAGTACAAGGAAGCTGCTGACTACCTAGGCAGTAAGAGGTACACATTCGATTCTCTTATCGATTACTACAACAATGTGTTTCCAAGAACTTCATCTAAAAAGGTTGATGATGGTAAGATTACCGACAAGGTTCTTCAACTATCTAAAAACGCCAAGGACGCATATGATGCTATCGAACTACAACCCGGTGCAAACTTCGCCAAAGGTTCATGGTGGCAGGCGTATAACTCAGTTACATACATAACTGATCATGTTCAGGGTAGAAACCAAGACAACAGGTTATATTCTTCTTGGTTCGGTGGAAACCAAAAGCGTAAGAGAGATGCTCTTGAAACTGCTTTAAAGTTTGCGGAGGCTGCGTAATGAGTAAAATATTCTCAACATCAAGGCAGATATCTTCATTGATTTCAACACGTTTAGCTGATTCAAAAAGGAGAGCAAAGAAAAAAGGATATGAGCATGACATCGATCATGCTTATATTTCTCATCTTTTAAAAGTTTCTGGTGGAAGATGTCCACTTACGCAAAGAAAATTTGTTATTGAATTAAATCACCCGGATAATTTTTCTCTTGATAGAATCGATAGCTCAAAAGGTTATACCAAAAATAACGTCTGGCTTATAACTACTTGGGCAAATATAGCAAAAAGTGATTTATCACTAGAAGATTTCCGAAAAAATTGCAATCTTGTCGTGGAGGCAGCATAATGATGATAAAGCCAAATAGAACCAGTTCATACATCTCGACCATATTCATGGACAATAAGAAAGATCTTGAACATCTACAGTCCATAAGAAATATGGTCAAGAACTTAAACCGAGATCTTAGAAGACAAAAGGCTCGAGATAACTATAACAGTCCCTTGCAGTTTTATGTTAAGCTGCAAGGAAGGTTAGGTAAGAACAGGAAAGGTCCTATTGCGGATATGTACAGAAGCCTATGGAATAGAGGAGGCAGTGTTTGTGTATCAGTCGATGATGCTAAATACTGCGATGTATATCTGTATCGAAGATGGCAATAATAACCTACAGGGGAACTTCGGTTCCCCTTCGTTTTTTTATAAATAGATCTATAGTTTATAAGATAAGGTTCTAGAAAATGATTTCATTCAAAAATTTTATTGCTGAAAATAAACCTAAGGGAAAAGATGTTCTTCCAGATGTCAAAGGACACCAGACTCCAGGTTACTATAAAGATTTAGATAAAGAGACAAAAATTAAAAGAGCTAAAGCAATTAATCGTCAAAAGGACATGCCAGATAATGATCCTACAGCCTATAAAAAATTACCCGGAGATGATAAAGCTAAAACTAAGCTTAGTAAACATACTAAGAAAGTTATGAGGATGTATCCGTCTTTATATAAGAAAAAACAAAATGAATCAGTATTACATGAAGACCCAAGCTCATCTTTAAAAACTAAGTCAGAAAAAAGTGGAATTCCTGTTGGAATATTAAGACAAGTATATAACAGAGGAATGGCTGCTTGGAAGACAGGTCATAGGCCAGGAGCCGGTCAACAACAATGGGCTCATGCTAGAGTCAATAGTTTTATAAGTAAAGGTTCTGGCACTTGGGGAAAGGCCGATAAAGATTTAGCCGCAAAGGCAAGAGCATCAAAGAAGTCAAGAAAAGAAAACTACAATGAAGGATCAGAATCTTGGAAGGCAGGTTATACTCGTAGAGTCGTAAAGACTTCTAAGCCTGAGCACAAAGAGAAAGGTTATAACTGGAGAATCAAAGGTAAGGATCGTCCAGAAATATCAATTAAATTATATAAAGAAAAACCATCGCAGTCTGAATTTAACAAACAGATGAAGAGAGTCGCAGGACACGAGTTCGGAGGATAATTTCATGATGAGGTTTAGATCATTTTTTAGAGAGATGGCGGAGGTCAATGTAGCTGATCTAGACGCAGAGTTTCTCAAGAGAGCTCAAAAAGTAACATCCTTTAACTTGACGTCAAAAGACTTTATAAGCTTAAAACACAAAAAAGAAATCCAGCATCTATTTAGAACTCACTTCTTTCCTAAGTTTAATCTTGATAATACTATATCGGGAAAACCTACTCCGTCTAAGCTCAATAAATTAATATCTCAACTTAAGAACATTAATATGGGAGCTTTTCAGAAGCTTCATAACTACAACCTTAAAGGCGTAGGTCCTGCTGAAGCAACGCTTTTCTTTCTTTTGGATGATGCTCATCTAGGAGGAGGATCGAGTGCCGGCATTGATATTGTAGTCGGTGGAAAGAACTATGAGGTTAAAGCCGGAAACATTCCTGCTGAAGGAGGAGGAAAGCATATTATCGGATTTAAACTTGGAGGAACTGTTCCTCTGGATAAGATGGTGACCGCGGCATTGAAGATAAGAGACAGTAATCCTAGAATAAAATCAGCCGGAAAAGAAAAGACCGGTGTTAATGGAAATCAAATTAAGATGATTAGAGCTGATCGTAAGCTAGGGGCTCAATGGAAAAAAGAAGTTGAAGTTCCTTATGCAAGAGCTGCATCAAAATATCTAGGTAAAAATGAAATTATATTTATGGTTAATACTACACCTAAGGCAAGAATGGGAGAGTGTGCTTCAATATCAAAGGTAAAAATATCAGATGTTTCAATTGATGTTGTAACACAAGGAACAATTAAGCCGAGAGTGAGGATAGGATGAGAAAAAAGAGTCATTTTGTATATCAAAAAAATGTACCTGACTATCAGACAATAGTTCACAGAGGTACAGAGGAATCTTCAAAGAAATTTATTAAGGATAAAGCTAAGTTCTTTCTTCATAAAGGTAAAGATTTTGTTATTTACAAAAAACCTATAGGAAGAGGAATTAGACCAAGTGATGCTTTAGACTTCAAATACATACATAAAAAATAAAATGATAAAATTCAAAGACTTTATCGCCGAAGCCGATCCTAAAGTAGGTACGGGTAAGAAGCCGAAAGGATCAGGCAGAAGACTATACACCGATGAAAATCCAAAAGACACAGTTAGTATTAAGTTCGCGACTCCTGCAGATGCAAGAGCTACCGTGGCAAAAGTCAAGAGGATTAATAAACCTTATGCCAGAAAAATACAGATACTCACTGTAGGTGAGCAGAGAGCAAAGGTAATGGGTAAAACTAAGGTGGTAAGTATATTTACGAAGGCCAAGAAAGTTTTAAAGAAACAGCACGAAGCTAAAAAAGAAAAATGAGATTTTTAGAATACATCGCCGAGCAGAAGAACACTCATATGACACATATAGAGGATAAGGTACTATATGGAGGAGTTGACGGTACACGTCAAGCGATACTCGCATTGAGGTCTTTAAGAGACATGCTAGGTGGAGTCAAGGAAGGATCGGCCAGCGTTAAGTGGGACGGTGCACCTGCAGTATTCGCAGGTATTGATCCAAGAGACGGTAAGTTCTTCGTAGCTAAGAAAGGAATATTCAACAAGTCACCGAAAGTATACAAGACCAATGCTGACATTGACAACGATACTTCAGGCGACTTATCTAAAAAATTAAAGGTAGCATTGAAATATCTACCATCACTAGGAATCAAGGGGGTCATACAAGGAGACTTTTTATACGGACCAGGTGAATTGAAAAAACAGAAGATCAAGGGTGCAAACTATATCACCTTTCATCCTAATACAATCGTCTATGCTGTACCAGCTGAGTCACAGAATGCAAAGGAATTAATCAAATCAAAAATAGGCATAGTGTGGCATACAACATACACAGGAAATTCATTTGAAAGTATGAAGGCATCATACGGTGTCAATGTAAATAAGTTAGGAAAGAATCCTAACGTATGGTCTCAAGACGCGATGTTGAGGGACATGACACGTTATACTATGTCTAAAAAGGAGACAGACACAGTAAATGAGTATCTTTCACAGGCAGGGGTACTATTCAATCAAATTTCTGGTAACGTTCTTAGAGATCTTGAAAAAAACCAGAGTCTTGCTCAAACCATTGAAACATTTAACAACACTTATGTCAGACGTGGAATGGTCATCAAAGACACGAAGAAACACGTCAACAACCTCATACGATACATTACGAGCAAATATAAAAAAGAGATTGATAGTCGCAAAACAGAAAAAGGAAAAAAAGTACAGCAAGCAAAGTTGAATGACGTACTACAATTCTTTTCAAATAGAAACAAAAATAACTTAAAAAAAATATTCGATCTGCAAAAATTAATCGTCGTAGTAAAATTAAAACTTATAAATATACTAAATAAGTTTATTAAACTGGACACCTTCGTTAAAACGCCGAGAGGTTTTAAGACCACCGGCCAAGAAGGATATGTTGCAATTGATAAACTAGGTGGTGACGCGGTAAAGATTGTTGATAGACTCGAGTTTTCATACAACAACTTTAGCCCGAACATATTAAAAGGATGGGATAAACCAACGAGGAACTGATGTTAAAATTTATTGATTTCGTACTAGAAGAATCCGAAGATATTGCAGAAGCAATATCAGCAGCTCAGAGAGTTAAGAGAAAGCTCAGTACCATGAAAAGAGCCGGTAAACTATCTGCTGCAAGAAAAAGATGGAAAGGTCGTAGAGCAAATCTTGATAGGCTCAAGAGAAGAGCTACAAGAGGAAGTCGAATGCAAAGAAAGAAAAAATTTGCTAGAGGACAAAATCTCAGTAAGATGGGTGCAGCTCAATTAGCTGGTCTAGAAAGAAGATTAGATACTAGGGCTCAAAAGATCAGAGGTGTTAAACTTGCTAGAAGGTTACTTCCAATTAAGAGAAGAGCAGACTTAGGAAGATAAATCATGATTTCGTCATTTAAGGACTATCTAGTCGAAGAAGAGAAAACTGTTTTCTTCACCTGGGGTAGGATGAATCCACCTACCATCGGTCATGGTAAGCTATTAGATAAATTATCCCAGAAATCAGGTTCTAATCCATATAGAATCTATGTTACACAATCTAACGATCCAAAAAGCAATCCACTAAAATATTCCAATAAAATTAAAGTGTTGAGGAAGATGTTTCCTAAACACGCAAGATCTATTATATTAGATCGAAAAATTAAGACTGTATTCCATGCACTTACAAATCTCTATAATGAAGGATTTAAAAGAGTTGCTATGGTAGTTGGTTCCGATAGAGTTCGAAGTTTCGATACTTTACTGAGAAAGTATAACGGAAAGAAATCAACACATGGATTATATAATTTCGAAAGAATTAGTGTTCTATCTGCAGGAGAAAGAGATCCTGATGCTGAAGGTGTTACTGGAATATCAGCATCCAAGATGAGATACTACGCATCTAAGAGTGACTTTACTTCTTTCTCACAGGGACTACCTAAGAATGTTTCGAATGCAGATTCTAAGAGTCTATATAATATGGTAAGAAGAGGTATGGGTCTAAAAGAAGAGAAATTCTTCAAGAGACATCTTCAACTCGAGTCTGTTTCACAGAACAGAGAAAGTTATATCAGAGGAGACTTATATAAAGTAGATGATGAAGTCGTGATTAAGTCAACAGGGGAAATCGGTAAAATTACATTATGTGGTTCAAATTACGTAATAGTGGAGGTTAACGAAATGAAATTTCGAAAATGGTTAGAAGATATTGAAAAGATAGACGAGGATCCTTCTTATTACGGAGGAACATCAGGATACAAAGTAGGTAAACCAAGAATTCGAAGGATGAGTTCTTTAGAAAGAACTAAGAGAAGAACAACTCCTTTGAGAAAAAATAGATTAGACAAATTAAAATCAGTAGGAACAAAACTAACAAGAACAGTTAAACCAAGAAGGAGAAGTAACGATGTTGAAGTTCAAAAACTTTAGGGGTAAAATTCAGGAGGCTTCTCTTAAATTTATTATTCCCGAAGATATTCCAGTTAAAGAGAGAAATGCTTTTATGGGAGCGGCAGCTGCGGCACATAAAGCAGGTAAATCACATTTTGATTTCGGCGGTAAGAAACATAAGGTAACAATGCAGGGTTCAACCGCAAGATCGATCAACAGCGGTGTCACAGAGGGTTACATGCCAAGTCACGGCGATGAGATGAAGAAGAAGATGATGACGACTTCCGATAAAGATAAGTTGGTGAAGATCAAGAAGATGCTCGATAGGGAAAAGAAACCTGTCAAGAAAGAGGCAAAGCATAATAATAGGAAAAAGGAAGAAAAGCCAGATATTAAGATGAACCCTAAACAAGATGAAGTTGATGAAGCTAAAGTAGCTACACCTCAAACTAGAGGAATGGCAGGATCTCGAGGAATAATGAGAAAGAAGACAGGACCTAGAGGAGCGAATAAACAGAAAAAAGTTTATGAACCTACTCGAGGACAACTAAACAATATTCGACGTAGAGGTGAAGGTCAACCGTCGACTACTAAATTTATGGATCAGGTTAGATCAATAGCACCATCTGTATACAATCATCCTAAAGTACAAGATATATTTAGAAAGCATGCAGAAACAAATGAAGCTAAATCTGATCTTGATAAGAGAGCAGCCAAACTTATGAACACAGGATACCCTTATGGTCCAAAAATAACTGTCTTAAAGAAAGGCGATCCTAGAATAAAGGCGATTAAAACTGTACAAGATAGAAAGAAAAAGGCATTCAGTGATTTAGCTAAAAAGGAAACTCAAGATGAATCTAAACTAAATGAACTATCTCCAAAGACGCTATCCAACTATGCACGAGGTGCAGCTATGGATATGGGTACAAAGAACTATGTTAGAGGATTTGAAAAAGGTCAATCTATGATGGGTATGAAAAGAAAAGAAGATCCTAAGGATAAGAAAAAAGCTCAGAATAGATTAACAGGTATCATTACAGCTACTGATAAACTCAGAAGAAAAACGAATGAAGATGTAAAAGCAATAAAGTATGATAGCAAAGGGTCTTCTATGGATTATTTCTTAGGTGCTGACCCAAGGAAAACAAAAGAATATAAAGCATTAAAACAGAACAAACCTCTTCAAAAGAAATTAGACAAACTCTATGGTCCAAAGAAAAAAGTCAAGGAAGATCAACACGACGATGATGGAGCAAATCATATTGTGATGCAACTCCGAAAGGCAGTTACACTTAGAGGCATGAGACCTGTAACATTTAAAGACGGTAAAAAGGTCAAGGTAGATCCGAGTCATGCTCAAAAATTTCTAACTAAGTATAATAAAGCTAAACCTATGGATAAAGAAAAGATGCAGGCAATGGCACACAAGAGTCATGCTCATTTCAAAAAGAGTTTAGATGAAGCAGTTCCAGCTATAGCAGCAAGAGCCGCTATAGGAGGGGCAAGAGCCATCGGTGGTCTTGCAAAAAAAGCCGCTGGATCCGCAGTAAAGAGAACAGCTTTATCAATCGCTAAACCTGTGATTGGAGCGGCAATTGCTAAACCTATAGCTAAAATGGCAATGGCAAAATCTTTAGCCAAAAAGAAAGATGAAGATGTTGATGAAGGTGTACTAGGTGGAATAGCAAAGGCTGCTGGGTATGCATCTGGAGTATTACCCGCATATCATGCAGCAAGACTTGCCGGTAAAGGTGTTGGTAAAATGGCAAATGCAGCTCTTAGAGTTAAGAAGTCTGATGGAACCAGAGGAGCAATTAGAGGAACTAGAGCTGCTCAGTATCAGAAAGCACAAAGAAAAAAAGATTATTATAAAAAGCAAGATAAACTCAATAGAGACCTAGAACAGGAGAGAATAAATAAAAGACAGGCTAAAAGCGATTTTAGACAGTCTAAACCTTCTCTAGGTCAGAGAATAGGCGGTGTGTTTGCTAGTAAACAACCATCGAATGAAAAGAGATGATAAGTTTTTTTGAATTAAGAGAGAAATTAAAGAAGGGCGCGGATGTAGGAGACTACATCAAGGATTTCCGGAAATCTAAGGCACCTCAATTTAAAGGAAAATCTGATAAGAAGATACAGAAGATGGCTGTAGCTGCTTATTATGCAAATCAAGAAAATTACAAGTATGACTATGGTTCTCCGGAATCTATAGAGCTGATGAAGAAGATAACTCCAGGGCAGGGCTCAGTAAAAGTAATGTCCGGCAAAGCTAGGAATTCTAGAAAGAAATTATTTAAGACGACTTCTAATGAAGATCAATTTATTAATATGAAAACATTTAAAGCAAAGAATAGAGGATAGAATGAAAGATAAAACGCTACAAGCAACAGTAGATGCTGTTAAGTTCTTCATGGAAAAGAAGGATGACGAAGAAATTCAAGAAGGCACTGAGCATAAGGGAACAAAGTATGTTCGAATAAACACTTTTGCATCGAGCCTAGGACAAGGAATACAGTTGACTCAGGATAAAAGGTTACCTGGAGATAAAAGAACAGGTGCTATGATGGGGGCATACGTGCAATTTCCTAAAAAAGATATTCCGTTAATGATCAAAAAATTACAGGCTGTTCTAAAAGAAAGAAATTAATAGGTAACTTTATGTTAGATAAAATTAAAAAGTTAGAAAATATAGAAGGATTAGGATTAATAATCTTTTGTGGTATCGTAATAATGCTAGGACCGATCGCTAAGATATTAGCATGGTTAGGACTTGCATACGGTGCTTGGAAACTATGGCAGGGCTTTAAAAGCTAATGTCATATCTCTGGATATACACGAGCATAGCTGGTGCACTACTTGGAGCAGCATGCTTGGCATATATCAGAGAAACTAAAATAGGTCTTTGGGGCTATGCACAGTTTGATAAGTTTGTAGATTGGCTCAGAGATAAATATGGATTAACATGGTTTGATCAACCGGAAGATGCTTGGAAGAAGGTGAGTCCAAAAATCGCGAAGAAGATCGAAGAATTAGAGAATAGAATAAAGATTCTAGAGGAAAATAAATGACGACAAAGTGCAGGAAATGCAATCATGATAAGCACTGTGAAAAAGAGTGTCAAGAATGTCCAAATGACATATGTACCGGCTGCAGCTGTGAAACATGTGATCCAAAAGGACTTTATTCTCCTAAAGAGGTTTAGTTATGGCAGATATTGATGATAGGCTAGTAAGGATTGAAGATAAAGTCGATAAGTTATCTGAAGCTATGATATCACTTGCTAGAACCGAAGAGAAACTCGGAGCTTTACAGCAGGACCATAGCAATCAGCATGAGAGATTGAATAGGTTTTCTGAGAAATTAGATGATATCGAAAGAACTGTCAACGATAATTCCCGGACCGTTCAGTTCATAAATAAATTGTTCTGGGTACTAATAGTTGCAATAGTTGGTGCTATTTCAGCTCAATATTGGATGTAAAGGAGAAATTACATGTATAACAAATCATTAGATACAGCCAGTATCGAAAGCATGAGGAAAGCACTGGCTGAAGTAGAAGTAAACGAGTCCGACAGGGCTAAACACTATAAAGGTGCTACACCGCCTGAAGATATGAAGAACAATCGAAAAGGTAAAGGTGCACAGGATATGATGAAACCTGCAGATGATGCTGTAGCAAATCCTGCAGCAGATGAACAGGATATAGTCAATAAAGATGCTGCTACAATGACAGCGAATGTTAAGATAGCAAAGAAAAGGCGTAATGATAAAGACGTAGGTGACAAGGATATCGTAGAACCCGGTACACCTATGAAAGATCCTGCAGTCGTTAAACCTGCAGTTAAAGAAGATGTAGCAGCAGTAAAACAAAATAAGCCTCTTCAAAAGAAATTAGATAAACTTTATGGACCAAAGAAAAAAAAGAAAGCTAACGAGGATATCGAAATGACAGATATTAAACCTCGATGGATATTAGATGCATACAAAGAAATGTATGAAGATGTACAAATGTCAGAAAAGTCTTCAGTTAATTATAAGGACGTAGACGGAAAAACTGTTACTGAGATTTCAAAAGATCTAACTAAAGCTTATATAAAAGGTAGATCAAGAGATATGTTCTTCACAGGAAAAAAGGCTGGAGAAGAAGATATAAAATCTACGATTGGAATGAAAAGGCCAAGTTATAAGAAAAGTCCTGAAAGAAAAGCTATGAAGATGATGAAAGGAATGGATACGGCTGTCAACAAACTAACAGGTAAAGCTAAAGTTCCTGCTCAAGGTAAGACAGGCAGAAATGTGAGAGATCAGTACTAATGATTAAGCCACCAGATTGGGCTACAGAAGCTCAGCCTACTATGGAAGGTTGGATTAACAGGGAAACTGGAGAACTCCTAGTAAGAGCTCCAGCTCCTGCTAACGTCTTTACTCAACAACAAATTGATGAGTATGAGGAACAATGGATTAGTAAGAAACAGGCTGAGGCACAAAGGGCTACTGAAATTAGAATGAAAGAGGCAGAGGAAGCTCAAAAAGTTTCTATGATTAAGCCGAAGAAACCAAAAAAGAAATCGGTTAAACGAAAGAATAAATAGATTATAATTATTATAATCTAGAGTTCATTATGAAATTTACGTTAACTGAAGATACATTTTTAATGTACGCTGCGAAAAATTATTATAATCCTCAATTTAGTGACATTGAAGATTTCTATGAAGATTTAAAAAGATTTAAATACATTAAAAGACTTTTAAATCGGTATATTGAAAATGATAATTTAGCAGAAAGATTGATACTTAATCATTTAATAACAGTTTTCAATTCCTTCGGAATAGAAGCTTCTTTGAATATCTTGGAATTAAGATTAGAGGATAAACATTGGCCGGTCATTAAACCGTTTCTGATCTTCTTAAATTATATTAAAAATGATCAATACACAAACATTGCTATGGATAAACTGGTAATAGAAAAATTGAGGAAGATATAGATGTCAATAATAACTAGAACAGCAGATCTATTCTATACATTTAGATTCTTAAAAATATTGACTACTCCTTTCGAAAAGACTGACGCTTATAAGTTAGGCATTATCGACGATAAAGGAAAAAGAGATAAAAAGGTCTTAATAGATAACGACAAAAGAAAAAAAGCGTATACGGCTTTTCACCGTTTAGTTTTCAATGTCAAGAGATTAATGACAGCTGTTGGAGCCGGCGGTAAGATTGCTTCTTATACTGCAGCACTATTCTTATTAAAAGAAAAATTAAATCTATCTGATAAACAAATCGAAAAAGTACTGCAAAAGAATAACATAGATCCTTTAGATATTCTAAAAGAGTCAACTGAATGGTTCTTATTAGAAGATAATTCTATTTCTCCAGGGATTTATAGAGTTAAGAGCAGTAAGATGTTGAATAGATCTTTTGAGGAAGTAGTGCAGGCAAATGATAAAGTTAAAGTTCATGAGGAATGTTTCCCTGTTGGTAATATATTAGGCATTGATGTGTATAGAGCTATACATGTTCCTACAAATCAAGAGATATATGTTACACCAACTGAATTAAAAAGGTAATCATTTATAAATAGAGTCAAAGGTTTACTTATGAAAAATACTAGAAAAAAAGGTGTCGGAGATAATATATGGGATCGTATACGATCTCGTAGAAAGCAGGGTTTACCACGTCTTAAACCTGGCCAGAAAGGTTACCCGAAAACTCTGGATTTTTCAGAAGACGGACCTTGTTGGGATACACATAAACAAGTTGGTATGAAGAAGAAAAACGGTAAGCTTGTGCCAAACTGTGTTCCAAAAAATGAATCTACTTATTTAAGGAAATCTAAAAAACTGCCTAACCTTAAAGTCCCAGTAAAAAGAAAGGCCGGCAACTATACTCTGGCAGATAGGATCAGAGGAGAAAAGCCTAAGAAGTTAGCTACAAAAATTGATAGGGAAGTAATAAAAGATGATATGCCAGCGAATGCTGCCGGACACGGTGGAGTCGCAGGTATAGGTGTAGGACCAGACGGAGAACCAGGAGTACATATGACAAGAATGACGGATAAAAGAAGAAGAAAAGACAAACCGCCAGTTCTATTAAAAAGATTTAGAACCTATGAAAGCACTGAATGTCAAGACTGTTCATTTGATCACGTAATAATGGAAGCCGAATATCAAGGTAAGAAGGTAAAGTTAAATGATCCAATAAGGACATCAGAAAATCCAAATAAGAAATTTAAAGTATATACAAGAGGACCTAACGGCAATATCGTCGTAGTAAGATTCGGTGATCCTAACATGTCAATTAAGAGAGATAATCCTGAAAGAAGAAAGAGTTTCAGAGCAAGACATAACTGTGATAACCCAGGTCCCAAGTATAAAGCAAGATACTGGTCATGTTATCAGTGGAGAGCTGGATCTAAAGTAGATAACTAATGATAAGATTTAAAAGTTATATAGAAGAAGAAATAGTTTCAAGGATTGATCATGGTCCTTCGGTTATTAAAAAATTTGATAAACCGGTTAGCACACATTTCAGTAAGTTTGGATCTTCTGGTGTAGGTAAAAAAGTAGGAAACCTTGGACCAGAATATGGTCCAGGACAAGTTAAAAAGAGAACATTTGCTTCTGATTTGAAAAAAAGTAAAATGGGAAATGCGTATGCCGTGCCTAGAGATAAAGACTTTATATATCACCATAATGAAAAAACAGGAAAACATACTGTACACATGGATCAAGACACTCATAACTCAATGAAAAAACATACTGTCACTATATCTCATTTTAAGAAGAAAGATTTTGAAAAATCTAATATGGAACACGAATACACATCAAGCAAGAAAAACTTAACTCCTTTTAATCAAAAAAGAGTTAATTCTCTTGATCATTTAAAAAGATCAGGAATAAATATAAAGGTTCATAAAGATAACGCAGCCTTACAAAAAGCAGGAAAAAAATATCTTACTAAAAATGCGAATGGAGAAATAACCACCAAGCCAGGTCATAAAATTCAAGGTGAAGGAGAAGTAGGGTTTTAGATGATTAAAATTTATGGATTGATAATTATATTAGTTGTATTAAGTGGAGTTGGTTATGGAGCTATATCATACTATAACGATACTCAAGAAAGAATAGCAACTCTTCGAGATAATAACGCTAAGTTGGAAGTTGCCAATAAATCAAAAGAAGAAGCACTTAAGACAATTCAGTCTAACGTAGAAAAAACAAATAAGTTAAATAAAGAACTTCAAGGCAGGTTGCAAAACGCAGAAGTATACCAAGATGAGCTTAGAAAGAAGTTACAGAAACACGACTTAACGAGATTAAGCGAAAAGAAACCCGGTTTAGTAGAGAAGAAAATAAATGAAGGAACTCAAAAACTATTTAATGATTTCGAGTCTATTACTGCTAAGTAGTTGCTCATGGTTCAGAGAGCCAGAAAAAGAAATCGTTACAGTAACAGAAATAATAAAGAACAACGTACCAGTAGTCGAAAGACCTAAAGGACTAAAACTATCTCCGGTAAAATGGTATGTTGTAACGAAAGAAAATTACGATGAGTTTTCTGAAAGGTTCTTAAATGCAGAAGGCAACTTGATATTCTATGCGATATCAGTTCGAAGTTACGAGAACCTAGCATTAAATATGGCAGACATAAAGAGATATATAGAACAACAAAGCGAGATTATAGTATATTATGAGGAAGCTGTTACTGAAGATATATCTGATAATGTATCAGAATGAAGTAAGAAATAGGAGAAAAAATCTAATGACAAAGAAATTTTTTGAAAGATGCGAAAAATTAAACTGGGGAAATTTAGATTGGAAGAACTATTTCTTTGCAGAGGTAAGTGCACTTGCTTACCATGATGGTACAAGAGCTATGAGAGAGCTCAATAAGATCGGATTTAAAAATTATAAGTTCTTAGAAAATGATGGTGCACAGTGCCATATATTCTCTGATGAAGAAAATATAGTTGTGGCTTTTAGAGGAACTGAGCCGAGTGAAATGTCTGATGTCAAGGCAGATCTTTTAGCTTTCAAAAGAAAATCTAAAACTGAAGGTAAAGTTCACATGGGTTTCAAGATGGAGCTTAGAAAGCTCTGGTCTGATATCGAAGCATTACTACATAG